TCGGAAACCATTTGTTGAGGAATCAACTTCAAGAAAACCCAAGAGGTCAACTGGAAGAAATCATCTCCAAATGGGATGTTGCAAAACAAATTGTCAAATTGCTCCTCCGTCTAGAGATAGACCTGTTCAGGCGTATGCCGGACAGGGAAGCAATGTGGTATGTCGCGCATCTGACCCAAAGTCGGTTCTTACCGGGACCTAGTAGATCCGAGGTAATAACAGAGCTTGTGGGACTAAAGAATCGTTTGTGTGGTAGTCGGACCGATTGGTCGGCTTCCAAACCTGCTTACGATTCCATCAGTTCAGCAGCATTCATTGTTGGTAGTGAGTTAATTGAAACCAAGGGTTTCAAATTACCTACGCAAGGGCACTTGTCCCTGTCCAACTCTGGATGTATTGAATTCACACGAAGACAAGGAGGCAAGCTTGCGCTCCTTTGGACCGAGTACCGGAAGTTCATTGATCTTCCTGTATCAGCCTACTTCGCATCAACCATTAAAGAGAACCACCGCTTAACGTATCTTCGAACATTGCTCAAGAGCGTTAAGGCGAGTGTGGATCTCCGCGTGGACATTTCAAAGATCACCGTAGAAGCGGACCCATGGGGTACGAAAGTGTTGACGTCTAGTAGACAGAACCACTATCTTTACGGTAACTATGAATTGGATAAGAAAATCTTGCAAAGTTTGGATCAAGCAGGCGGATTCCGCTTACCAGATGCAATTACTTTTGAAGATATTACTAACGCACGTAGCGTTGCAGCAATCCCTTTGTTCGCGGAATACCCCGGACTGACGGAATTCGTCCCTGACGGAACTGCAAAGCGTGATGCTTACCAACTCGCAATGATTAATCTCGCTAGATCAATTGAGCGGTTGGAAACGGAACTAAAAGGAACGTACGACCCATTGGGTAATACGATCTGCAAAGATCAGCATAGGGACTTGCCTATGTGGAAAATTGCATACCTTGAAGAACCTTTGCCTGATGACCAATTCAGAGAACAAGATTTTATCAAGTTCTTTGACGGTACAAAGGTGATGGAAACCAGAGCAGGAATAGATAGCCGATTCGGCCAACTACTCTTCCTATGGGCATCCATTGAGTTCGATGAATGGAACAAGACTCGGAAGGCATTGCCTGTCGAAGCTGTACCAATATCGGAACCAGGTGTAAAGTCACGAGTTGCAACCAAATCATTGATTTGGGTCAATTTGTTTCTCTCACCAGCTTCACACTTCATCAAGGACGTAATGTTACGGATTCCTGGATGTCGGGTGGGCTTAAAAGGAGCAGATCACGCATGGAACTTTGAGGCCAGCTGGGGCCGTCATTGTGACAAGTGGAACTCCCTCGACGCCGAATGCATATCGACCTCTGATCTGACGGCTGCGACAGATTATTTGGAACATGACATGGGCGTAACAGCAATGAAAAGCTTCCTTGACGGAGTCGGTATTACCGGACCCGAAAGGAAATATTTAGATGCTGCAATAGAACTTAATGCTTCCGCTAGGCTACTGCTAGACAAGCCCTCTTCCTTCATGAAGAAGGGGGTTGTACGGAACGTTAAGATCTTTAGAAAGTATTCTGCCGAAGAAGGATTCACCAAGGGTGAGATCACTTACAAAGGAGATACTTACACTGGATTTATCACTAAGCGTGGTCTTCTCATGGGAGAACCACTGACTAAGATGATGTTATCCTTATTCTCTATCGCTGCGGAAAGATCTGCTAGAGCAAGTTCTCTAACAATCAATCCCAGCTTAAGAGATTACCATTTAAGTCGTCGCAAGCGCCACATATATGCGTGCGCTGGGGATGACCATATTGGTGTTGGAAAGTATAGCTACCTCTCTCAGATTCCAAAAGTTTTGGAAGCCTGGTCTGGGGTTATCTCTTGGGATAAATATTGCATCTCCAACGTGGGAGCGCACTATTGCCAAGACTTTCTTCTACTTCCGAAACCGGGACCACGCTACGCAATTCGTCAACAAGATGTGATGGCGAAGGCGGGTGTCCAGCTTCCGAAGTTTAAACTTGACCACATACCGATCCGTTTCCTGTCTGATAGGCGGAAAACAGGACCAGAAGTGTTCGAGGAAACAAATCCTTTTCCGGGCAAAGCAAAAGCGCTTACCGAGATACTATCTTGGCAAGCGGCAGATTTGCATTGGGTCTACTCTATAGTATTACTACAGAAACTAGGCCTAGGACGTTGGTTTCCAACATCCTACCTTAAGGATTATCGAACTTATGTTCCGCAAGTATACGGTGGACGTGGTATTACCACTCCACCTTACCTTGAGGGCTTACTAAGCCCTCAAATGCAACATTGCATTGCCAGCATAAGTGAAAAGGCCGTACGGATTGCTAACACCTCTGGAAATTCAAGGAAAGTCCGGGGTATAGTTCTCGACGGCGAGAATTCGGAAATCAAACTTAACGATCTTCGCATCCACTCATTGAGTTATGCGGAGGTCGTTAAAGAGGTTAACGAAGAATCTCTATCTGTCTTTGGAAGCGTGTCGTACACGGCTACCCATAAGAACATTAGAGACGACTTTATGACAGTAGCATCTCTGGACATTGTGTCGCAGAAGATCGCTGTTGCCATTAAAGCTTTTAATGGACCGTCTGTGCTAAATAAGAAACAGCTCTCATACGAAGGTCGTATGAGAGCTGTGGCTCGTGCACAGGGCGTGCTATTCGACCTCTCTACTATGGAAATTCATAGTAACGAGGTCATGGCTCGTCTCTTGACGATGAGGAATGGACCTCACCGTGAAGAACGGTATGTTCGAAGAAGTGAAGTGGAGGGTATCTTACCCAAGGGGTATATTCCTTCCTTCACTATCCCCGTAACCTACTTCGGTGGCTCAATGAGCAGAACCGAAATGGGTGACCGGGTTTTATCCCAGATGCGGCCGCCTAGCGTGGTTTCGGCCCCTATTGAAAGGGACTCGATAAGCGTGAGCGGTACCGAACAAGACCATACAAGTCTTGGTTCGTTCTCCATGTAATACATGGGGACGAATAGGTTTTCTTTGCTTGTCCATGACAGCATACACCTATCAACTCCTACCCGG